CCAAACAAGGAGTTCATCAGCAACAAGTATCGCTCAAAGGACGGAAAGTCAGTTATCAAGCACAATCCAAGACTGGATGAAAGGGAGATAACGCTGCCGTTCAATATGACCGCCAAGGACTCAGATACGTTCATGATGAACTATGCTAAGTTCTGCGATGAGGTTCTTGCAAAGGGAGAGTTGGTTATCCGCACCCGATTCCAGCCTAATGTGTGGTATCGGTGCATCTATCTCTCCTGCACACAGTTCAGTCAGTTCATTCGGGAAATGGCAAAGTTCAGTCTAAAGCTCAACGAGCCAGACCCTAGTGACAGAGGTGAAACAAGTAAATACGCAAGCTTATGATTCAGATTAAGAGAAATAACAAGGTATTCTTCACATTAGAGGACTTCGGTGAGGGTTCTAAGCTGTCATATCAGCTTATGGATCACCACTACATCATATTGAAGTTCACTACGGCTACACCTGTCTATTTCGAGATTGGTGATTCTGTAGAGATACCCGACTTCGGCTATTTCGAGCTGACATCAGCATACTTCCCTAAGCACAATGATAGTGATGGCTACGACTACGAAATGCAGATGGATGCCTACTATATGTCTTGGAAGAATAAGATTTGCAAGTATCGCCCTCAGCACGGAGCCAATGAGACCTCCTTCAAGCTCACCACAACGGTAGGCGTACACATGAACGTTATACTCGGCAACCTAAAGGCACTAGGTCTTATGTACAATGGCAAGGATTTCTCCGTTGACTACACTACATACAACAACAAGGCTTTCGATGTTCAGAAGAGGTTCTTGATCGAATACGGTTCCATCAGCATACTTGATGCTCTTAATTCCATCTGTTCCGAAGATGCACTCAACTGCGAATGGTGGATAGATGGTTCCATTATATACCTTGGATATTGTGAAATGGAAGGACAGACAACATTCGAGCAGGATGTTAATGTCCTGTCTATGTCCTATTCGGAATCCAAGTCAACTTATATCACAAGACTGTACGCATTCGGCTCAGACAGGAATATTCCGAAAGGATATTTCACTGGAGCCGATGCGGACGTTACCACCGATGGTATAGCTACTGATTACCTCATGCTCCCTAACAAGGAGGTAGATAGTGATGGTTTCTATGCCAAGGATGGTTATCTGGAGAATGTGAATGTAGTAAAGAACGACAAGCAGGCTATTGAAGGTGTCGTGATGTTTGAGGAAGAATATCCCAAGGTGGAAAGCGTAGTTAGCAGTATCAAGACCTACGATAGCACCGTTGATAATGATGATGGTACGAAGACAACACAGACCTTCTGGCAGGTTACGGCTACAGATTCTTTTGCAACAAGCTTTGAATCTAGTTGGATAAAGAGCAACCTCACTCTAGGCATCAAGTTCACTAGCGGTGCTCTCATGGGTATGGAGTTCAATGTTAGTTTCAAAGTCATTGACAAGGTCAACTACTTTGAGGTTGTTGCTAATGACACTTACGGAAGAACTCTCCCTGATGGTGTTATGTGTCCGAAGGTTGGTGATAAGTTCTTTCTGTTCAACTGGGACGCAACCAAGATTACAGATACAGACTTAATTCCTACTGCTCAGTTATCTCTGTTCGATAGAGCGAAGCAGTACTATCAGAAGGCTATGATCAGCAACTCAAACTTCACCTGCACGATGGATGGTGATAAGTTCTACAATAATGGGACATACGATTACCATCCTCTCGGTGAACAGGTAAAGCTGATTAATGATATGTTTGCGCAGGTGGATGCGGATGGCAAGCACTACCGAAACTCTCGTATCATCGGCATGGAGATACCTTTGGATATTCCTTACGACCACCCTCAGTACACAGTAGGCGAAAAGGCTGCAACAAGCCGATTAGGTAAACTGGAAGACAAAGTTGATTCCATAACTGTAAACGGTATACAGATAGGAGGCGGTGGTAGTGGAGGCGGTGTGTATGTCATAGGAACAAATGATTCAACACCTGTGACTGATAGTAATGTTTATTCCGCACGCAAGGCTAACAAAATCTTCTTACGTAAGGATGTAGACGACATTGCGCAGAGAATAATCCGCTTTATGCAAGGCTTGAAGCTGGGCGACGGTGAGAAAGGCATTGACGCTAAGGGCAATGCGGTGCTGGGCGACGTGCAGATGGTGGATGCTGTGCTGCGACGTGTCGTGTCGCTTGGCTACGACGGGGCGACGCAGCAGGGGTTCGGCATCGTTGACCGTGGCGACGGCAAGTTCAGACTTGACATCCATGACATTCAGGTATGGGGCAAGGCTGTATTCCAGGAGCTGGAGGTGAGGAAGCTGTCGTATGTCGGTGGCAATGTGTACCTGAGCGGTTCGGGGGGCAGGATATTCAAAACCGAGGAGCTGTATGACGAGGTGGGCAAGCTGAAGGGCTGGCGCTGTTGGCTGCTGGCTGACGACGGCACTACGGCGACGCAGAACATGTGGCGTGTGGGCGACCAGGCTCGCTGCCAGACGTTCGGGCTGGCTGACAAGCAGAAGCCGACTCGATCGTGGTGGCGACTGGTGACTGCCGTGAGCGAGGAGAATGTTGCGCTGACTGACGAGGTGGGCAACGAGCTGTATGACGGCAAGAAATTCGGGTGGATAGAGATAGCGAATGACAACTGCGAGCCGGGCAGCGACGTGCCCATGGCTGGCGACACAATAGTGCTTGACGGCAACCAGAACCCTAACGAGCGTTACCGCCAGGGTGTCATGATTTTGGAGACTACTGGTCCGAACACTCCTCGCATCGTGGCGTATAAGGGTGTTGTGGGATATACGCATGAGGGCTGTGAGGTGTTCAAGCTGTCGCCCGAGGGCTCAAAGATTGTATCGACATCGTTCGAATGGGTGTCGCCTACGGGTGACATTATCCATATTGTCAATTACAGAGGAGAGTGGCAGAGTGGCGTGAACTACGGCTATTATGACCAGGTGAGTCACGGCAACGGTGTGTGGCTGTGTACTAACAGCAACGGCAGCACTACTGAGCCTAAGGAGGGCAATGCCGACTGGCAGCTGGTGATGAAGGCGGAGAAGGGAGAGAAGGGAGACGACGGTGTGGCTTATCAGGTGATGATAACGAGCGACACTGGCACGGTGATGATAAACGGCTCAGGGGAAATGACGCTCAACGCTACGCTGCTGCGCAATGGCGAAGACATAAGCGACACCGTGAGCAACGGCTCGTGGTCGTGGTGGCGGCAATCGGCAAATGCAGAAGATGATGCCGTGTGGAACACGCTGCATGAGGGGATTGGGCGGAATTGCCTCATAACACGTGACGATGTAGACCGGCAGGCACAATTCGGGTGTCGTGTGTGCTTATCAGATACAAAGACTATTAATAGTAACATATAATAATATTAAAACAAACAAACGATTATGGCAAAAGTATTAGCTAATGGTCAGATTACTATCGTTGACCTCAATGACGGCAAGGCCGTTCAGTGTTTCACTCAGTGCTCTAAGGGCGAGACTCAGATTTATACTCCCGACACGGGTGTGTACACTCCGAACTATTCGGCAAGTAGCCCTAACGTTATCACTGCCCGTGTCTACGTGACTGGCAATGCTACAGACCAGGCTCCGACCTCGGCTTGTACGGGATGGTCGTGGAAGGTGGATGGTGCGGCTGCTACCCCAGTGAGCGGCAAGTCGTATCAGCTTAACCTCACCGGCAACATCGCCCATAACGGCAGCGTGAAGAACATAGAATGGTCGTGCAAATACACTGACCCAGAGACTAAGGCTACGACTACATGCATCGGCTACAAGACGATTTCGCTGGCGAAGAGTGGCGGTGCGCTCCAAACGGTGCAGATTGAGACTCCCGATGGCAACACGTTCGACTCGACCAACAACACGAAGAAGCTGCGTGCCGTGGCGAAGTTCTTCCGTGGCAACGTGCAGGACACTTCTCTGACTTCTATGACTTGGGAGGTGCTGAATATCAGTGCCGGCACATGGAGTGCTGTGGATTCGGGCAGCGTAAGCACTTCGGGTGGCGTGAGCACTCTGAACGTGAGTGCCAATGACGTGCTTAACTTCCAGACCTTCCGCTGTACTGTCAAGGATGGTGGTGATACCGCCAGCGCTATCGTCACGTTCTTCGATGCGAGCGACCCATACGTTGTGGAGGTATACTCGCTGACGGGCGACAAGATTGTGAACGGTGCCCAGTCTACCGAGCTTTTCGCCCGTGTGTGGAAAGACGGCAAGGTGGTGGAGGATGGTGCTACGGTGAAGGCTGACAGCGACCATGCTTCAAGCTTCACGTACAAGTGGACGAAGTACAATGCCAGCGGTGTTGCTACCAACTGGAACGGTACGTCAAGTCCAGTAAATGCTTCGACCAAGCCTTACGTCACCGTGGCTAACGCTGACGTGAGCGGCAGAGGTACATTTACTTGTGAGGTGTCTAAATAAGGGCACCTCACCCTTATTTTTTTTTCTGTAAACTAAAAGATGAAAGTGTATGGCAACATTATTAGCGAGGGGTCAGATAACGATAGCGGCGATAAAGGATGGTAAGGATGGAGCGAAAGGAACAGACGGAGAGGATGCTATCTCTATCCTTGTAGAAGATGCTCCACTCATTTTTGACACAGATGACAATGGAATTGTACCTGTCAGCATATCAAAGGCTGCGAAGGTAAAGGTAATGAAGGGTAACCTGAATATCTCGAATGAATGCAGCAATATTAACTCAAGGGATGATTTGTGCGTAAATTGCAAATGTGGTGCAACACAGAAGGCTGGATATATCGAAGTATCTGTATCAGGCAGTAATATTGCAAAGAACGACGTGGTTATTGATGGTGTAAATCAAGGAAAAGTTTCTGCAACGTCAGGTTATGCGGTTATACAATTAACTTACAATGGTGTTACCTATTTTCCGCAAGTTCCTTTCTCTGCCAACGTGGCTAAGTTTACTGGAGTCGTAGCATTCGATACTAAGAGCTACAAGATACAATTTGATGAATTGTCAAAGAATGCTGCAACTAAAGACGAGTTGGCTCAAGCAAAGTCTGAAATCGAACAAACAGCAAGAGAAATCTCCCTGTCTGTGAGTGAGAAGTCAATAGCAAGGCGCAATCTGCTTGTGGGAAGTGATTTCAGAAAACAAACCAATGACTTCATCATTTCTAATGATGCAAGAATTGAAATGAACAGTGGATATCAAGGTACAAACTGTATCAAAGTCATTGATGATACAGATGGAAAACCACACTATATTGGTGTGTACTGGGATGGTTCACAAGGTGGTAAAAGTATCAAGATTGAAAAAGGTAAGAAATACACAATATCATGTTGGTATTGTACCAATGATTTAAATGCAATTTTTTGTCTTGAAGCAATCTATACAGATAAACAAAGAAATGGTAAAAGATTGGGGCAAGTAACTTATGAAGCATCAAATTATTTTTCACCAAAATATAGTGAATGGCAATTGTTCACAACAGTGATTAGTACAAAAGATGCAAAATCTGATTACATTGCATTCAATTTTTGGGAATTGTGTAACGTCAATGCAGGACAAATTAAAGCCTATATTTGCAGACCAATGGTTGAAGAAGGTGATACTTACAACGGTTGGACTTTATCAAAAGAAGACTATGATTATGTCGGTGCTAACTTGATTGATAATTCAAGAACCTTTGAAATTGGTGGTAATGTTATAAGAGTTGTTGGAACTAAGAAACTTGTTGGTGATGCTTATGAGTTATCTGCAACATTGGGTGACGATTATAATACCTTTTATGAGATAGACAATACAGCCTTCAAATTGAATACTGATTATACAATAAGTTTTGAGGTTAAGGGTGATGCAAAGTACATGGGTGTTTATGTGTATTACAAGCCTACAAATACACCTTGGGCTTATTGTAAAGAGCAACAAGATGACCTATTATATGAAGCAAACGGTGATGGAAAAACAGATGGTTATGGAGTGTTGCTTGAAGTAAAAGATCTATCTGATAATCAACAGAAGGTATGGAGTCATTTCAAGTTCAAGGAAAGATTGCCAGAATCCATCTACTTACAATTTCCAAAGAACCAAGACCAAAGCGGTGTAACAAGTTGGACTGTATCAATAACAAAACCAAAGATTGAAGAAGGTGCTGTTGTATCAGAATGGACAGAGAAGAAAACCGACATTGTTGAAAAGACTGAATTGAAGGCAGCTGGAATCAATATCAATAAAGATTCCGTTGAAATATATGGTGATAGGGTTAAAGTGTCTCAGGCAGAAGGAGGAACACCCATTGCACTGTTTGCAGATGGGAAAATCAACGCACAATTAATCAATGCAAAAAAAATTGTAACTGAAGGATTGCAAGCGCAAACAATTGACGCAAAAAATGCAACGTTGGAAAACCTTAATGTTAAAAATGTCCAAGTAACTGGTTCCCTTAGAAATCCATTTGTTGATTATGATAATCACATGGATAACAACTATACTGATAATGTGATTATATATGACATGTATAATAAGAATTTGGAAACTGATTATGAATTATTGTGGGATAGCAGTCAAAATGGTAGATTGATAAGGATTGCAAACATTTATTCTTTGCTTGATAGAGCACCAGCAGCGACGGCAATATTTACAGCACCCAAGGAACAATGTTTTTTTGAAAATGGTCTTATGAAAGATACTTTGTATATAGGACCTAGCCAAATAGTTGAATTATTAGGAATTGGAGACATTAATTATGGTGGTAAGCACATAATAGGTGGATGGATTGTTATGAATCGAATAAATCTATTAAATGATAATCAATTTAGAACTAGTAATGTTTATGGTAATAAATTAGGTATTATATTAATGGGTACGTCAGAAGATATATTTGCATTTGATTCTGTTGATACCAATATAATGTATAATAGAACATCAGACAAAAGATTTAAATTTGAAAAAACAGGTAATGGTGTTTGGAAATTAAAATATCCAAGTGAGTGGGTTGATAATAAATATATGTATGCAAACGACGAATTAGCAATACAAGTAACTTGTACGGCCCCAGGGTGTTATGCAACAAGTCGCTTGGGCTTTGAATCTTTAAACATCACAACCTATAAAGGAACTTCACCGACTTATGACACATCATTTTATTTTGAAGTCAAAAACATGTTGGAAATGTTACCTATAATATAACTATTGTTAATTACTGAGCCCACTTTAAAAAGGGGCATATTTTGAATTCAGTCTGACTAGGGTGATCATTCTGAGTGAAACATAGCAATCGGCTCCCGCTGGTGAATATCTTTCGAGAAATCGCCTTGAAAGAGCCGAAAGCTTCTCTGATAGACCCCCAAAGGGCAAATATCGATCTTTGAAATGTTGAAACCTGGAATATTACCATCCATCGGAGGTTCATCCACATACATCTGCTATATGCATGCATACGATGTTTGAGCAAGCCCCCCTGTATCGGGTCTTGCCATTACGTGTATGAAAACTGTATTGGAACATATTACCAATTCTGGCAAGATTGCTCTGAAGCATATCAGAGTCAGAGCGGTAAACGGTCTTGGAGGAATCCTCTTTCAAGTACTTCTTTGCCCGCTCTTCTTGCCTTCATGGAACAAAAGCTTGAATATCTCCTCGTCAATCTTAGTTGTCACAAGGCTATAGAACTGGTTATGCCATGAGTTGGGGGCAGAATACTTCTTTGAAGCCCGACTTCCTAACTGCATTGAGGGAGCCGTGAATATATCTAACTGAGGATTCGGATCTGTCTTTTCAAACATAGTCATTCTGTTTGATTGATGGTGTAAAGATACGAAAAATACTCCAGATTACGGCATAAATCGAAGACTATTATCGTGAAATATAAACATTTTAAACAGGCCTTACTTTTTTAAAGTGGGCTCGTTAATTTATTATTTATGTAAAATGAGAAAAATAAAAAGAATTTTTGTTCATTGCACAGCTTCTTCTCAGAAGTGGGGAGTCAAGGAACTGTTGGCAGAGTTTAAGGCGAAGGGTTGGAGAAATCCAGGCTATCACAAGGTGGTAACGGAAGATGGTGTTGTGCATCAGTTGTTAGACATCAGCAAGGTTAGTAACGGCGTGCAGGGCTACAACTCTACTGCTATCAATATTGCATACGTGGGCGGTATTGATAGCAAAGGTAAGCCTATCGACAATAGAACGGAGGCTCAGAAGGTAGCTCTAAGGTCGTTGCTTGTAGAGTTGCATCGTCAATACCCTCACGCAACCATCATGGGGCACAGGGATATTTGGGGTAGCAATCCGAAAAAGTGGAAGAAATGGTGTCCTTGTTTCGATGCCATGTCTGATTATAAGGATATAGAATAAAAGATGGCTCATCAAACACTGATATACGAAGAATTTGCTTACAGATTGTTACTTTTACAAAACTTAACTTTAAAATTTTGCTCAAATCAATTCATTTTGAGCAAAAAATTGTAATTTTGTCAAGAACGTAGAACAATTAACTAAAGGAGGTTTTATGACACAAGAACAAGAACAAGAAGTCCAACGGTTGATAAAGGATATAGATGTTACTGAACTGATGTCCTTGCTGATGAAACACGGAAATCGGTATAGCAGAAGGATATTGAAGTTCTTTCGCTGGTTCTGCAAGTACGTTCCAATTACGCTTATGTGTTTTCACGCTTACGGAATGTGGGATTTCTCTCAGCATCCACGAGACATGTTTGTCCCATACGCAGAAAATACACCTTGCTATCTCTATATCTATTTCATGGTGTATATTTTACCAATGGTTTTGATATTAGCGAGCCGATTCTTTTTCTTATGTTGGAGATACCGCATTCCCTTCTATTATTTCTTCGGCATAAACGCTGCTCATATCGTGGAATGGAGCTGGTATACAACTCAAGATATGATAGATTCATGCTTCACCGTCATGGTGGTAACGGCAATATTCTATCTGTACTCTTTTGTGGATTTGTTTATCAGTAAAACAAATTTAGGACGTAAAATCTGCGCATAATATGGGAAAGATACTAAATTATAAGCTGCTCGGCACGGCTTTGAAATCATTGGCTGACGCTTGCTTTAAAGCAGACGAGCAGCAGAAGAATGGAGAGAAAGTCACCGCTTGCGGAATGAGCGATGATGATCTTGATAGGTTATGTGACATTATTCCTGATATGCTCAACCCGATGCTATCTACCGAGGAGGTCAAAGAGAAGCTTCACGTTTCCGACGCAACTTTAAATAGAATGGTAGCGAGAGGCGACATTCCTAACGGAGAATGCAAGAAGCGTGGGCACAGCCGATATTGGAAGAAGTGGGATATTCTTCACTATATTAAGAGCAAGAGAAAATAATGACGTATAAGCCCTACGCAGCACGGATAAGCGAGCATGTATGAGTATTATGGATTTTATATTTCAGACTTTGATTATAGTAGCAATGCTGGTAATCATTAACTGCTCGTTCATTGCATACCTATACTATTCTTACGAGTACAAGAAGGTCAATAAGTACTTCTTGGCTTGGGTAACGGTGTCAACTATGACGTTGATAATGTGGTTCGGGGTAGGATTGTATCTGTATCTACTAAATATTCCTTAGGAGTTGAGTAAGAGAGGTAAGTGATTATCTCTCTTTTTTATTTGCATTGATTTCGATGCTTTTAAAAAATACAATATTTCGAGGAAATTATATACAATATTTCTTCAAAAATATATATATGCGTTTATATAAGCGCATAAAGTTTTGCACTTTTTCGAGATAACTATTTGATGATTAAATATTTTATTGTATATTTGCAGCGTTATTGTTTAATCATCAAATAGTTATCTTATGGCAGATAGAATTAAAGATATTGTTGTAGGCGTAGTTCTTGCAATCCTCGCCTATCTAAAACCGATAGAAGGTGAGCTATCTTCGCTTATGATCGTATTCACCCTCAACTTTGTTTTTGGCTATCTTAGCGGCATGATTGCAAAAGGAGAGAACTTCGAGTTAAAGAAAGCAGTTGTGTGCATCGGCCACGCTACCGTGTTCTTCGTCCTTTGCGCAGCTGTGTATGCTATTGGGAGGTTTAAAGGACAGATGGAAGGCTCTGTTCAATGCGTTTCCTTTATCTCATATTTAGTTCTGTGGTTCTATGGATGTAATATTCTTAAGAATTTGAAACTGATTTTTAAGAAGGGGACTCCTCCATGGTATGTAGTTAGTTTTCTCTACTATCTCATGAGATTCAAATTTATTGAGAAAATACCATATCTGACAGCTTACTTTAATTACGCAGAAAGGGAGGAAAAAGTATGATGGTAAAGATTATTTTAGCAATTATTGTTATGGCGTGTGTTATTGCGTTTGGTTGCTTAATTCAAGGTAACAATTATAATAAGGAGGAGTAAGTTGAATCCGTCAAGTTAGTTATATTACGTATGGAAATTTAAAATTAAATAGATAATGAAGATATTAAACATCACTCTTATATTTGTTTTTATGTTAATGCTTCTTGGCTGCAAGTCAACAAAGACTGTGACAAAAGATGTATTGCTGACAGACAATAGGACAGAAATAAAATATGACTCCATCTTTCAGTCTATAATGGAGAAAGAAATAGAGAAGTATAAAGCTAAACATTCGGAGGTACTAAAATCATCAATAAAAGATAAATCTTGTATTACTGATAGTACGGTATTCAAATATGATGCTAATGGCAATAAAATATCTGAAAATAAGTTCCGTTATGAAAGGCATGAATTATCGACAGAAAGATACCAAACTTTACTGGATAGCATTGCCTTATATAAAGATAAACTTAGGGATGAACAAGAAAAGCATTCAAGAAAAGATTCATCTAAAGCAGATATTAAACATATTGAAAAAGAAAAGATTTATATAGAAAAACCTACAAGTTTTATGCAAGAGGTATTTACAGAAACAGGTAAGTTCTTCTATTTTGTATTGATTTTAATTGTTGTATATATTATATATAAGCATAAGAAAAGATAATTTTTTAGTTCTCTTTAGGTGTAAAGATTAAAACAGGGTAATTTATGAAGCGGCTGCTCGTGATGAGTAGTCGCTTTTTTTATTTGCAAAGTAAATTCTTTCGTTCTAAGATAACAAAAAATGATACAACCTACTATCACACTAAACTGTTGATACAGAGCCGCTAACAGAAACTATGATAGTATTATAGCTTATTTCAATACTATTTTCTAACTTTGCACACGTAACGTTACAAATAGTGTTAGTTATATATTAAGGTTAAATTAAAAATTCGGGATATGGAAAGTAAAACTTACGTGTTCAATCCAGAGAGCGGCACAAGCGGTACAGGCTCTAATGGAATCTTGGCTATGCTTCCTGCACTCATGCAGAGACAGGGCGTTGACCCAGGTCTGATTGCACTCTTGAACAACCGTGGAAACGGAAATGGTTGGGGTGAAGACATCTTTGCAATCCTTCTGTTGTTCATCCTTATGGGCAATAATGGTATGGGACTCTTCGGAGGTAATCGCTGCATGGGTTCTAACGGACAGGGCGGTGTTGTGCCAATGCTTAACAATGATGCCAATACTGCCGTTATCATGCAGGCAGTTCAGCGCAATGGCTTTGATGTTCAGAGCTTGGCTACAGCCCTCAACACATCAAGTGACGCAGTTATGGCTGCAATCAATGGCTTAGGTCAGCAGATTTGCAACCTCGGCAATCAGATGGGCATGAATGCTAATCAGATTTTGACTGCTATCATGCAGGGCAATAATGCCATCGCTACCCAGTTGGCAGAATGCTGCTGCAAGACCAATAACGCCATAACTGCAATGGACGGCAACATCAAGTTGTCTATCTGTCAGCAGACTCACGCCATCAATGATACGGCAAATGCCAATGCTTTGATGCTTCGTGACAAGGCTGATGCTAACAATCAGTCTGTCTTGGCTAAGTTGGATCAGATGCAGACACAGGCTATGCAGGATAAGCTCGATGCTTTGAGAGAGAAAAACAGTGCCCTGCTTGCACAGATTTCAAACGAGCATCAGACACAGGCCTTGCAGTCTTATCAGGCTCAGGTTATCACACCAGTAAATGCAGCTTTGGCTGCGCTGCAGGCAGAGGTGGCTGGCATCAAGTGCAAGTTGCCTAATACCATCAGCGTTCAGTACCCTCAGTACGGAGTATTCAACAAGGACGTTTACACTGCTGCTGCCATGGGAGCTTATGCTGGTGATGTAGCGGCTTCTCGTTCAACAGTAGGATGCGGTTGTTAGGAAAGGAGGTAACTATGTTCCCTTTATATCCATTCAATCCATTTATTCCAATCGGTCAGAGAAACCAAATCAAACGTATTAATGTAAGCGGTATCTATGAGTTGAAGACGAATGCCCAGCAGGTCACAGATGCAAGTGTTGATTATGGTATCAATCCTTGCTACTACAATGCTTTGCCTTGCGAGTGCATTGTACTCTTGAAGATACATCAAGGAGTTGCCGCGGTTAGTGCGACACTTCCTGTCACAATCGTAACTCCAAATAGCGGTTCAACCACTGTTAACGGAACTGCCAACACTAGTGGAACTACTTCTGGCACAACAAAGGTGCCAGTTGTGGATCATGTAGGAAAGGCAGTGACGGGAGCGAGCGTTTCTGAAACTACGGAGGCTTTGGCATACATCAATAAGAAGAGCGGTATTATCCGACTGCTTGGGTTTCAGCAGCCTACAGGCGGCTAACAGAGTATTAACTATGGGACAGATTGAAAAGTCTGTCCCACTAAAAGAGAAAGAAAATGTTTCAAGGACTAAGACAGTCTTCTCTCTTCTACATCTTAGACAAGGGAGGAGAAAAGCCGACTCTAAAAATCGGTCAAGTAATATCGGTCAGCAATCCTCAGCAGAAATATCCTAGCTATATGCCAGGACAGACTCCGACATTGGAGACGACCGTTGATGTTAAGGTACAAGTAGAAGACCAGCAGGTCAATTTCGAAAAGCTTCCATCTACGGCACAGATAGTGAACTTCGGCAATGAAGGTGTTGTTGTCAGTGACAGCAGAGAAGCTATGTGCGCTGAGATAGATGCTATGTTGCGACATTCCAAGGGAGTCGTGGAAAGTGTAGATTACCACAATGGAGTCATAAGCTCCTGCGAGGAAATGCTCACTAGAATCAACCCACAGATTGCCAAGGAGAAGCAGCAAGAGCAGGACATCAATAACCTCAAATCAGAGGTCAGCGGCATGAAGGGAACGCTATCCAATATTGAATCCATGCTGTCTAAGGCTTTGAGCGGTAACAATTTAAAAAAGTAATTGCTATGGGATATATGGTAGAAATTACGGAAAACAAGTTCGATGAGCTTGTTGACAACTGCGAGGAAATGGTTCGAGCAGGTGGCAAGGTTATGAAGTGCTTGGATAGTTTGAAGCGCGAGCGTATGGGAAACCGTATGCCAATACCAGACTATCGTGACAAGTGGGACGATGATGATTGGCGCAACGAAGACCGCTATGGAGAGCGACGCTACTATGGTCGCCGTGGTGGTGGACGTTACTAACGTTTAATTCGGTGGTGGGGATTTCTCCCTGCCACCCTTAATAGAAAAAGCTATGGGAAAATGTAGAATGCCTTTGGATGCTTACGATATGAAGCCAGAAGGAATGATAGCATATCTGAGATATAATGGCTGGCACTTCAACAAGAAAGCTTGCGAGTGGGCAGTCGCTCAGATGAGAAAATACAACCCAGTCACCAAAAAGGATGAGGAGGTTGAATACATGGATAAGGATAAGGTTGAGTCCATCCTTACCAAGCAGGGAGTGACGCTTGAAAATAATGTAGGCTATGATCATGTCTATGTGGCAAACATGGTTAAAGCTGATTTCTATAAGTCTTCCATCGAGGACGAAGCTCACATGGCTTTGTTCGTGAAAGATATGGTTGATGATACCGACCAGAAGGATGGCTTTATCTTTAACAGATTCTATGCCGATTGCAACCATAATGGCATCGGCATTCCATGGGATGATATTTTATGATAAGTCAAGAGATATATCTAGAGAAGTATGATTGGAGGATTCTTGTGTTCTACGGTTTGAAAGAAGCAGATACCGATGAGGTATGCAACTCCCTTGTGCAGATAGGCTGCACAGAAAAGGCTGTCGAAAGCGCAAGGGAGCATTGCTTACGAGGAATGCCGAACACAGGTCTAACCTACTCCAATCTTGCAGGTAGAAAGAGCGTGGTTGCTGTCAGTAGGACCACATCGGAATATGAGTTTGTGAATACTGTCACACACGAAATGTTCCACGTTGTCACTCATATCTGCGAATCACTAGGTATTGACTTGAAAGACGAAGAGCCTTGCTACATGATGGGATGGCTCTGCCAGGCAGTTAGTAGGATATTCATTTAAAATTTAAAAATATGACGGACATTAAATTAATGGTGGATGCTGCAAG